GAAGACCTTTTCAGTGTTGCAGGAGCTGCGGGGTACTGAAATTATTCTTCCATATCTACATCTATTATAATACTAAGTGTACAGAAAAGTACACTTAATAATGTTATTAAATCAGAATATTTCCTCATTGTAATCAGTAGAGTCTTGCGCGTTTATTGCTTCTTTCGTAGGGCTTGAACCACCACGTGCACCAGCAAAATTAGGTTCGTCTGGAGCTTGTTCACCAGAGGCAATCGCCTTACCTTTGCCCATGTACTCTTTAACGTTACCTAAGTACTCTTCAAAGGTCACAACACCATTCTCCAGGTCTTTAGTTAGACGTGGTGGGATGTCATTCTCAATGAGATCGTCGGTAATGTTAATCTCTGGATTAGCTGCGTTGAAATCAGCCAGAACGGCCGTACGACGCTCTATTTCAGTCCCTGCGGACGCTTCTTTCTTAATCTGTGTTCTTTTGTCCTGGAACGCAGTTCGTTTAGTATCTTCCAGCTTACCAATCTCTTGGCGCCACGCTTCAGGATCCTGAACCTTAAGTTCTTCAAGTTTAGCTTGCTCCTGGTTAGATAGCTTCTGTATAGCGTCTGCTTCCCATGATGTGGCAAGCTTGTTGTTTTCACTTTCTAATGCCTTAAGCTTTTGCTGGCTCTTAGTAAAGGCGCCTTGTGTATCTCGTTGACGCTTTACTAGCCCGGCAGCGTAGCGAACCTCTTCAGATGCCTCAACCCCGTCGGGAATCTGATGGTTACCACTATCGTCCACAGTCATCTGTGAAACTACGCTGTTTACTTTCTCTTCAAAGGTGTCAGTTGGAGTACCCATGTTTCTAGTTCCTATTATTTAGTTAGAATATTAATTATATTAAATCTGTTTACATTTGTAAACCCTTATTATATAATAAATTTAATACTATATGGAGGAACTAAATATGCCAATCTTCACGTTCTCTACCAGGGAAACGAAACCTGAAGACACCAAACTAATTAAAGAGCTGAAAGAACACTGCGAACGCAACAGCTTGAACTTTAGTAGTGTCGTTGTTAATCAACTAAAAGAGCACATGAAGGAGATTAAGCGTGGATGAAGAGTCTAAGTATAAGGCTTATGGGCTTATAGCAGCGGAGAAAGCACCACGTGAAATATCAGAACAGCTCGGTGTTAGTTATGCCGCTGTACTTCGTATGCAACGTGAATATAAGACTCATAGAGAGAACGACACGCTAGCAGCTTTACTGGACATAGATAAGTTATTAATCCAGGAAGTAAGCAGCGCTATCGATTTACCTGAAGAAGGCAAAGAGCTTGTAGCTAAGATGGACAATCTCAGTGTTCTTGCAGGTGACTTCCAACGTACAGCAACGATGATCAATAACAAAGCCAGGTCAATGATCGCTTCGTGTGACCATGCATCTGAGCTTGAGACTATTACTGACATCTTATGTGCACTTAATACCGCATTTGTAGCTCCAAAGACTACCCAGGTGAATGTTCAGAACAATAACATCTCCCCTGAAGCTGCTGTTAGCTATAAAGCCTTCCTAGGAGATGCACCAGGTGAGTGATCTAACCCAACAAAGCAAGCTTTGCTGTCTAACGATAACTGAGGATGAGTTCGATAGGCTCTATCCTGACCTAAAAGGTCACTATTCCTTCTTTAATAACCCTCCACCAGCAACCCTAACTAAAGATGAGTTCGAAAAGCGCTATCTGAAGTCTAAACTGTGGCGTTTAAACAACGTATATACCATTATTAACAAGGATGGTGATCCAGTAACCTTCAGAATGAACTTCGCACAGCATAAAGTGTACGCCGCGTCGCGTAATCATCCTCGTGTGATCATCCTTAAGTCTCGCCAACAGGGTATATCGACCTTCTGGCTTGTTAGTTACTTCGACGACTCAATGTTCTGTCCCTACTTCAACGTAGGTCTGATGGCACAGGGTACTGATGAGGCTGCTACGCTACTTGAACGGACCAAGTTCTTGTGGGATATGGTGGATCCTCAGGTTAAGGAGTTTCTTGGGATCACACTTGTTAAGGATAACACCAAGGAGTTCTCTCTTAGTAATAAGAGTACGATCTTCATCAGGGTATCCTTCCGATCTACGACTCTACAGAGACTCCATATCTCTGAGTTTGGTAAAATCGCGAACGCTAACCCTAAACGAGCTAAAGAAACCAAGACCGGTACCCTCCAGGCTCTTGGTAAGGGCAACACTGGGGCAATTGAGAGCACAGCTGAAGGCAAGAATATGTTCAAGCAAATGTGGGACGACTCTGTCATAGCTCTTCACTCGAACCAGTTAGCACCTAAGGATTTCTATCCAGTCTTTCTATCCTGGCTCGATGACCCTGACTGTCGCCTTGATGTATTCCAGACGGCAGACGAGGACGCTGAACAGTACTTTAGAAAGCTGGGTGTTGAGCTAACTCAGGATCAACGGAACTTCTGGATCTCTCAGCGGCGCGAGCTCGGTGGTGACATCTTCCAGGAATACCCAGCAACTCCTGAAGAGGCATTTACTGCAAGCAAGGATGGTACTTATTATGCTAGACTGTTTAATGAACATGTGGTACGCAAAGGTCGCCTGGTCAAGGATGTTTATGACCCTAACCTTCCTGTTGATGTCTACTTTGACCTGGGGGTGGATGATTATACAGTTATGGCGTTCGTGCAGTGGCATGATGGTCAGTATCGTATCATCCACGAGTACTGGAACAATGGTTTTGCGCTGGTACATTATCTAGAGTATGTGGCTGACACAGAGTACGACATACGTGCTCTGAGGTTCCCGCATGACATCAAGGTACGTGAACAAGGCGCAGCTAAAGGAAACGGTAGAGCTAAGAGTCGACTTGAGGTAGTACAAGAGTGGAAGAAAGAAAACCATAAGACATGGCGTCTCGATACACTGACGCGTACTTCTATTGAGCATGGCATTGAAGCAGTTCGCCGTATGATACCTCAACTAAGTATGGATGTCTCGTGTACGTACCTGACTGATTGCTGCTTGAATTACTCTAAAGAATGGGACGACAAGTTGCAAGTATGGAAGAAGACTCCCTTGCATAACGAGTACTCCCATGGTGCTGATGTCTTACGTCAAATCGCTAGCGTCATGACTGAAAGCAAGAAACACCATGAATCACGCCTAGCTAAGGTAGCCCACCGAAGATCATCGGGCTATGCATTATAGGGCTGAGTATAACACTGCACGGCTTATTAAATTTATTAACCTTCTAGAAATGGGAGGTTGGTAAATTTCCTATACAGGCTTATTAAATTTATTACACTTGTAATTTCGGGTCACTTTTAAAACATCATGATGTATGAACTCTTGCTAGGCCGGGCCGGTCCCCGGGGTAGTGATTCTCGTTCTCACTCGCAAGTGATTCTCGTTTGCACTTGCCAGGACCTACCAGGTGAGAGGGATTCTCGTTTGCACTTGATAGTAACTCTCGTTTGCACTCGATTCTCGTTCTCACTTGAGAGTGATTCTCATTTGCACTTGATAGTAACTCTTGTTTGCACTTGATTCTCGTACTCACTTGATAGTGACTCTCGTTTGCACTTGATAGTAACTCTCACTTGATAATACTTCTCAATTGCCAGGACCTGCCAGGTGAGAGGGATTCTCGTTTGCACTATTGATTAGTGAATTAAATTCACGAGACATTTTACTTTACTTTTAGTTAAAAGTGTGATATTCGCACGCGCACATATAAATAATAGTCGATAGACTTAGTTATAAAAACTAATTTCTTATTCTAAATCGATATTTAATAAATTACACAACTCTCTATTTTTAGTATAATATTAACTTATTAAATAAATAACTAAGTGAGTAACTAAATGACTACTATTCAAGTATATAATAAAAGAGTTCAAATGTACCTTGATTCTATTAGAAATGAAGATGATGAAGAAGAATTAAAGTATAATAAAGAACTAGTTCAAAAGAGTTTTGATAACTTGAGTGGAGATATTCAACATGCCATTCTCTACTCTTGTGATAATGAAATTCATGATATTATAATATAAGGATAAGACTATGACTACTAATGAATTGAAAGAACTAATGAGATTGTCTCAAAAGTTTGAACAAGAAACTAACTTGAAAGTATTAACTACTAATATTACTAATGATAGAGTAGAAGAACTTTGCCATCAATCGTTTGATCGATGGATGC